GCTTGGCCCTTCGCTCCCGTCTGTCGCCTACGCTCGGTCGTCCGGTTATCAGTATTGGTTACCTTGGAGACAACCCATAACTCGCGTTTTTTCGATTTTCTTTTTTTGGCTATATAAGACTTTCCCACCATATTTTTCCACGAAAAATAAGAGGAGTGAGACGGGAAGAACGTTTTGGTTGCATGAGTGAACCCAGTGATGGACCGAGAGTCAATGTGGAGGATCGCAACGGAGGGGTGGCCCCCCAGCGACCGTTCCGGCTCTCAGCCAGTGATCTTCTGCTCACCTACCCCCAGTGCGATGCAAGCAAGGAGGAACTTGAACAACATCTGCGAAGAGTTTTTAAGGACTTTGCCCAGGCCGCCATTTGTCGTGAAGCTCATGCCAGTGGAGAATCCCATTTGCACGCAGTCGTTCACCTCACTAAGCGGTGCAATCTTCACAGTGCACGTACACTGGATTTTCACGACGGACGAGGACGGATTTTTCATGGAAACTATCAGCCTGCCCGGAGTTCCCATGCCAGTCTCCAGTACGTGGAGAAAGGAGGCGATGTTCTCTATTGTGGAGGGAGTATGGAAGATGTGCAGCGAGTCTTTCAGAATCGCGTAGCACCCAAGGAAGCTGGTAAGAAGAGAATCAACGAGTGCTATACCCGTTTGCTTGCCGGAGAAGCCCCCGAGGACATTGCAGCTGACGACGACCTGCAGGGCTGCATGATTATGCACCTGGACAAACTCCAGAGGTTTGTGGCGCTTACTACTCTCAAGCAGAGCTTGATTCGGCCCTTGCGCTTCGTGACCGCCAGTGGACCACCTGGCTCGCCGAGTGCGACTATCGCGGAATGGCTCAACCAGAACTTACTGAAGAACCGCCCCTTTGGAGCTCAGCAGTTGTTCTTGACCGGCCCAACGGGGATTGGGAAGACACACCTGCTCCAGACTCTAGCCCCGGCACTCCGGATTTTCTATCTGAACATGCAGGAAGATTGGATGGATGGTTACGACGATGCTCTTTTTGATCTGATTGCTGTTGAAGAGTTTCATTCCCAGAAAACTCTCCAATTTATGAATCAGCTCTTGGATGGCCAGCCCATGCCCTATAAGGTCCGCCACGGCAACATGGGGAAGCTCAAGCGAAAGAATCTCCCCATCATAATTACCAGTAATTATGGTTTGAATGAGATTTACCCTAAGGTGGACCCTATGAGGAAGGCCACTTTCAACCGCCGAGTCTTAGAAGTCTACTCTCCTGACCGTTTAGACCTCAACATTCGTTTGGAGGACCCACAGGCCCCAGACCTTCTAGCCACTGAAGTTCTGTCCCCAGAGACACACCAGGCACACCCTGTGCAGGCACAGGCACAAGGAGGGTCTAGTAATATTATAATAGACCCCCCTGTGCCTCCCGAGGCTTATGAGGACATTGGCCAGTGCTCTCAAGGGAGGATCGAAATACCAGAAGGAGACGACTACGATACTTGGTAATGGCGATGGTGGTGTACCGGAAGAGGCCCCGCGTGGACGAGCGCGAACGTTCTGCTGTTGTCATTCAGCGTGCTTTTCGAAACTACAGGTTCCGGAAGGGACTCTCGAACTTGGCAGTCATGCGACAGGCGCGTTCCAACGCTATGGCGGGGGTCATCCCGGGTTACAGCCGAAGAAGCGGGTACTACGGAAGGTTCACCGGTCCAGGGTACAGCCGAGAACTGAAGTTCTTCGACACGGGCATTTCGTTCAACGCAGACGCCACGGCGGAGATCCCAGCCACCGGTCAATTGGCGCTCATCCCACAAGACGACACACAGAGCGGGCGTGATGGAAACAAGGCGGTGATCAAGTCGATCACGATGCATGGAATTGCCAACTTGGTTCCCGGCGCTGCTGCCTCTGCCACCGACGTTTTGTACTTTTACTTGATTCAGGACACCCAAGCCAATGGGGCTGCTGCTACGGTTGCTGACGCCAACTCGGGCATCTTCACTGGTGCGAATCTGTCCACTGCGAACCACACGATTGCCAACTCCTACCGTTTCCGTGTTCTTAAGAAGTGGGTGATCACTTTCAACACTGGTGCCGGTGTTGCCACGGCCTTCAATCAGTATGTCCGCACTTGGTCTTTTAACAAGAAGTGCAACATTCCGATCTTCTACGACGCTTCCGCTACCACTGGTGCTCTGACAACGATCCGTTCTAACAATTTGTTTTTGGTTGCTGGCACTGCCGGGAACACCGATGATGTCATCGCTGTCCAGGGCACTTGCCGCTTGCGTTTCTCTGATGATTAAAATTTGTTTACTGTGTTACGATTTCCCCAAGGCTTCGGGGGACCCCCACTCACGCGGGGCCCCCCCCCCTACGCTTTTCATTTCACCCCCCCCCACCCCCTAAAGGAGGAGGAGGTTTGCCTAAGTCACCCTACCGAGGTTTGCCTAAGTCTTGCTGTTCAAAATGTCAGGGGGAGCGACCCCTGATCACCCTTGAAGGCGCTTGCTGTGTCAAGAAGAGGAGGCTTGGCCCTTCGCTCCCGTCTGTCGCCTACGCTCGGTCGTCCGGTTATCAGTATTGGTTACCTTGGAGACAACCCATAACTCGCGTTTTTTCGATTTTCTTTTTTTGGCTATATAAGACT